GTATATGCAATTAAACCATGCTATACGTATAGGTCCTCAGAATAAAATTGGTTCTTTAAATTTGGATATATAATGAAAAAAGTAAACGTCTTCTATAAAGCAAGAGCAGGCTTATTCGGTTTAAACTTCTTCTCTTTTGACTTGGCAAGTAAGCAAATACAAGAACATCGTATTAAACCTTTTGGTGTTTACTACTACCGATATGTTCACAGTATGCGCAGCCCACTTCCCATTAAAGACTACGTAACTCCCGAAGAGTATGAACGTCTTTGGATAAACGAAGCCATGTTAGAGGCTCGTAAAGTTCAAGTTGATGGTGGTTCTCATAGTGATGTTCCAGACATTGCTTTGTCTTACTTTAAATCAGAAGGCGTGTACGGCGGTGCTACTGCAAAAGAAGTAATCGAGTCTAATCTAGGAACTAAAGAACAGGCTTGGAAGAACAGCATGGAAACCATGTTATCTAAACGTAGCAGTTCTAAAGAGTTTGAACTTATTCAGTCTAAACTCAAAATGGACATTCCAGACCTTGTTGACCACCTTTATAGCAAGTACTCAGAAGAAACTCCTTCTTTTGCACTAACTGAATACTTTTCTCTTGTGGCTTGTATTCAAGAAAGTAAGATCAAGGATGGTGCGGTTATTACTACTAAGATGCCTGCTTATTTGGTAGAGTCTCTAGGTTATACGAGTCTTGATATTATTTCGCATTCTCAGGTTTCTTATAAGAACAACACTATCAAGATTTCTTATGAAGATAGATCTAAAGAAGTGTTCAAAGCTTTAGAGGCTTGGAAAGTTCTTACTCAACAAGATTTGCCCATATCTGTATACGCAGTTGAGGGTATAATTACAGGTATCAATAATGTTACCTTAATCGAGTCTACTGTTGAACTAGAAGAGGTGTATCCTGTTGCATTGTCTTCTAACACAGTAGAACTTCACTACAAGGAAAAAGGAAAATAAATCAATGAGTGAGCTGGAACGTCTAAACGCATTCTTACAAAACAAAAAATTAGACATACCTAGTAATCGTAGAGTTGTAGACAAGCACGGTGCAAACCTTGCTTGGTTGCGAAAGCATCTGCATGTACGAAACGAAGTACCAGAAGACATAAGCGCTTTGCTGTCGAAAGATATCGGTCAGCTTAATCGCTAGACTGCTTAAATTGATTAGGAGGCGTTTGCCTCCTTTAACTATATTGGAGACTAATGTGACTCTTCCTGTTGTATATGTTCCTAAAGACTTTAACGGTCTAGACGAAGCAACTCTTAAACTCAAAATCGATAAAGCCTATGATGAATTGGAAAAGCTAGCTTCGATTAAAACAGAAGTAGTAGAAGCCGTTACACCTTACAGTACGGAAGACATTGAAACGTCTGAGCGCTTCAAAGCAATTTACATGGACACTTACGACGAGTTTGAAAGACTTCTCAGGGAGTTGCAGGTTGCTTCTGATACTGATAAGCGTAGAAGTCGTAAACGTGAAGAATATCAAAAAGATATAGATAGACTGGATGATGTAGTTCATAAGCCTAACGCAAAAGTCAAAAAGCTTTGTAAGAAACTATTCTACAAGATATCAAACAGAACCCATCCTGATAAAATTGACCCGAATAGCCCGCTAGTTAATTACTACTATGAAGCTAAAGGTGCATACTCAGTTTTAGACATACATGCTCTTGAACAAATATGGGAGCGTGTAAAGAATAAGTCGGATAGAGCAAGAGCAATTGCAGAAGCTCGCCGACTCCAACCTGCGGAACTAACTGCATACGAAGAACTTGAAGCTAGGGTTATCTCTCTTCAAACAGAATTGAAAAACGTAGAGTACGAGATATCAGAATTTAAACAAGATGAATTCTATTTTGTTATTACTATGTACCTTCAAAACGGTTCAGTTCCTGCTTCTGGTTTGTATCGCTCTATTCTTAAAGAAACAATTCAGTTCTATAAAAGCAAAATCAAAGAATACGAAAGAAAGATTAAAGATTTAAAAGGTGGCTATTTCGAATTTGATGTAGAAATGGATATACCAAACCCTGCTGAGCCTGATTCTTCTTTCGATTTCTTTGAATAACGGTTTACTTACTCTCTTAAAGTTTTATAATTTTATATAAAGATTGCTGTGAAATTCAGCCTTTATATAGTCCTTTTAGGGAGTAATTATGTCTATCATAAATCCATCTAATCCAGCTTACGGGGTATACACTTATATCAAAGATTTAAGTGAACGCCCTGCAAATGCTCCAAGCTCTATTGCAGCATTTGTTGGCGGCGCACCACGCGGCCCTGTAGGTCAACGTACATTGGTAACTGATTTCGCAGACTATAAAGCACAATTTGGTGCTGGCGGTCCTGAATTTGGTTATATGTACTATTCAGTTGAACCTTTCCTTTACCAGTCTAGCATGTGCTATGTAACTCGTGTAGTTAACAAAGCGCTGACAGCCGGTACTTACCTTACAGTTGACGATGTTAATGCTCAGAACCCTCAGTTGGCAATGAGTAACTGGACTAATCAAACAACGAATGATCCAGAAGGCATCGAAGATCCTCTTAATACACTTGGCTTTACCCCAACAACTCCAGGCGTTTCTAACTTGGTAGCGTACTTCTGTGCTGCTGACCCAGGTGAATGGAACAACGGTGTCGTAGTTCAAGTACGTCCATCTAATCCTGCTGGTGTTGCTATTCGTGGTAACGGTCATAACCCATTACACTTCTACGTAGATGTGTTTGCTGCTAAAGCTACAGGTCAGACGCGTCCTGATGAATCGTTTCTTGTTACTCGTCATCATGAAGTTGATGAAGAAGGCAATCAGCTATTCATCGAAGATGTTATTAACAAGAAGTCTAAACTGATTCGCGTTAAGAACAATGACCTGTGTTCAGAATTCCAAATCGTATCTAAAGCTAGCATTGTTCTAGACGGCGGTAGCGACGGTCTTCCAGTAACTAACGATCAAATCATCGAAGCTTGGCAAGAGCATTACAGCGACCCAGAAGAAGTCGATATCGATATTCTTGTTAACTGCGGATATACTCACCACACTGTACATCATGCATTAAATGAAATCTCTTTAGGTCGTGGCGATAGTGTTGCTATCCTAGACTTACCTAGCGATAAGCAAGAAGTAGCAGACGCGATTAACTACAAGAACAACATTCTTAATATGTCTAGCCGTGCTAGTGCTATTTATGGAAGTGACGTTCTCGTATACGATTCGGTTAATGACTTGGAACTATACGTACCACCAAGCGGTTATGTAGCGGCATCGTTTGCGAAAGCAGATAACAATCGTGCGCTATGGTTTGCCCCTGCTGGTATTGAACTAGGTACTCTTGAAATTCTTGGTACTCGTGTTCACTATGACCAAGGTGCGCGTGATGCATTGGATATGGCTCAAATCAATCCAATTCGCAAAATGCCTCGTGGTGGCGGTTACGTTATTTGGGGACAACAAACTACTCAGAAAGATGCAACTGCATTCCAGTACGTTAACGTTGTTCGCCTAGTAAACTACGTTCTTAAAACTGCACAGCGTTCAGCACTACGCGGCGTGTTCCGTCCAAACGATCAGTTACTACGTGATAGAATTCGTGGTATTGCTGATTCAATTCTAGAACCTATTCGTTTAGGTCGTGGTGTTTACGAGTATCAGAACATTTGTGATGAACGAAACAACACTAACGATACAATTGCCAATGGTGATCTAGTTCTAGATATGGTAATGGACCCTGTTATCGCGGCTAAGCGAATTCACGTAACGTTCAATGTGAATCCAACTGGTTCACGCGCAACACTATAAGGTAAATTTTATGGGTATGGAATATAAGCTCGAACAACTTATCTATAACTTAGAGAAGTTGTCGGGTATCAATGAGCAATCCGAAGATACACCTATTGTTATGCGACATACCGACGTTTCAACTAATCGCACATACGCTATTGTATGTGCGCAGGGAGAGCCTATTAATATGGTTCTTCCTATGAACGTCGTGTGGATATGCTTTAGGCCTGACAGTATGTTGTACCGTAAAGCACTTCGTAGAATATCTAAAGACCCTGGTATTTTTCAATCTGAAAACATTACGCAAGATTGGGAAGTTCTATACTTCTATGAAGATGTTCTTGAAGAGCAGGTGTATGACCCAAGTGACTTAACACTTGTTGGTGTTAGTCCA